TCGGCGGATACCGTGCCTCGCGGACTGCTTCCGCCATGGAGGGACCGTACTCGCGGTCCAGCTCGGACAGGAGCCCATCGAAGTTGATGAGCCGGAGCTGCCAGCCCCACTGCGGGTCGTAGACATCCCGGTACATCGCCCGCAGGTCGAGGCCCGTTCCGTCCGGGACACCGGGCCGGCGTCTCGCTCCCTCCCACGTGTGCCAGCGCGCCCGGCCGAGAACCCGCTGCTGGTCCTGCATCGACATCGCCCGGAGCAGCTCATCGCCGGTCTGCGAGGGTGGTGGTCCTTCGACATCGCCGGCGGCGATGGCAGCGTCAATCTCTGGGTAGCCCAGCTCCGTCCAGCTCTTGGCGACCGGCAGCATCACGCATCGGCAGTTCGGATGGGTGTGCATGTAGTCGGCGACTGGGATGCGCTCGGCGACCATGAGCGCCATCGTACCCGGTCACGTAGACACAGAGAAGCCCCGGCGGTCGGGAGGATGACCCGCCGGGGCTCAGATAGTTCTAGCGCATCACTTCACGCGCTGCTCCTTCAGGAACAGCTTGTAGGCCCGTGCCTTGGCGGCGGCGCGCATCGTCCGTTCCTCGGTCATCGTCCGTCTCCCACGAGAAGGTCGAACTCGCGAGCGAGCCGCCAGCCCTTCTCGAAGTGGGTCAGGTCGAGGATGTTCATGGGCCGTCCGCTCGGGAAGGCATCCTGAGCGGTCCGCTGCCCGGGCGCGGCATAGGCCGCTCCCAGCATCTGCGCCACCTCGGCGTTGCCCAGCGGACCGGACTCGGCCTCGTAGCGCGCCCACAGTGCTTCGCGCTGTTCCTCGTTCATCCCTGTTCCTCCTGCTGGCCCCGGGCGTGTCCCGGGCGCAACCGTATTCTCTCACTGGCACGCTGGCACGTCAAGAGTTTACGTGAAGTCGGGCTCGACTACGGACAGGAGCCGGGAGTAGGTCTTGGCGTCCGCCATCGGGATGCTGTCCAGCGAGACGTCCCACGCAGCGTCCGTGACCACGAACGCTGCCTCGACCCATTCGCCGGCTTGGTCGAGATACCAGCCGAGCTGGTTGTCGTCGCTGACGCGATACAGGGCGACCGGCATCCCTGATGCTTTCAGTTTCACGTAGTACCGCATGGGGTCACAGCTCCATCAGGGCCTTGACGGCCTCATCCATCGTGCGTACCTCCTGCCACCACAGTCTGACAGTGGCACGCTGTCATGTCAACCTACCGTGGCGGTGTCGGCAGGTGGTTTCGCGTAGATGTCAGCGAGGCCCACGTGCTGGGCCGTGCTGGGCGGCACCTCGCTCGGACGCACATGGTTGATGGGGAAGACGGTGCCGTGCTGGCCGATACAGATGGGACAGCTCCGGGCGTCGGCGGCGGATGACCAGCGCCAGCCGGCGATGACATCGGAGTTCTGGAGCATGTTGACGCGCTGGGCTTCCCGGTAGGCACGCATCATCTCGGTCCGCGCCAGCCGGAGGTTCTGCCAATGCAGCGAGGCGAGGTCCGAGTCGAGCCGGGTGGCGATGTCGAATGGCGACCGCCCGAGCGCGACGCCGTTGACGAGTGTCGTGGCAGCGTCGTCGCCGGCCCGGCGCGACCGCTCCCGGAGCAGGCGGTCCAACGGTGTGCCATCGCTGGCGAACCCCACGGCGGCCTCGATGGCGGAGTCGGGCAGGGTGGCGAACGAGATGAGGCCAGACCCACGGTCGCCGCCCCCGAGCGACGCCATGAGCAGCTCGCTGTTGTCCGCCTGCGCCTTCTGCATGGCGGCCTGCTGCCCGTCGGTGATGGCGCCCGTGCTGACCTTTGCGTAGACCGACAGGTTGCTCTGGAGCTGGCCGATGAGCGCCTTGTACCGCTCCTGCTGGAAGACCCAGTGGCGACTCGGGCTGGCGCCACGTGGGTCCATGCTCGGATGGTCCGCCTGCCATGCTTGCAGGCGCTTGTTGAACCTTGCGTAATCCCGTTGGGCGTCACGCAGGATGCGCTCGTAGGCGGTCTGCATCCGCCGGGCCGTGACCCGGTCAAGGGTCGAGAGGTAGGCCCGGTGTTGGTCGGCGAGTTGGTAGATGTTGGGTTCAGCCACCGCCGTTGTTGACGCCGGCGATGCTCAGGGGCGAGGTCGCACCGCCGAACGGCGGCGCTACGGCACCGCTGTCCATGGCCGCCGCAGCTCGCTCCTGAGCCGCATCGTCCTCCGCTGCTCGGAGCAGCTCCTCCTGAGCCGCGTCGATACCCGGCATCATCGACAGGAGGGTCTGCTTGGACACGCCCAGCGCGTGCATGAGCTGGAGCGTTTCGAGATGCTCCTTCTCGTTGCGCGTCTCCGGGTCGGCCCACGTCGGGTTGATGGTCAGCCGCGTAAGCTCGTTCATCGTGATGCCCGGACCTCCCTCGGTCCCTTCGGCGTTCGCGATGGAGATTGCGGTTGCTTGTAGGGCAAGCTGCGCCCACGCACCGCCCCACTTGACCTGCCGGCTACGCGCCTTCGCGACAAGGCCGGCCTCGGCGACCTTCAGGGCCTCCCCGGACGGATACCCGCCTTCGAGCGTGAACCGATGCGCCGGCGTATTCGACCGGGTGGCGATGCGCACAAGGGTCGTCTGGATGGCCCGGAGCAGGCCCTCGGGCTGGGCGGCGTCGAACTGGCCGAACGTGCCGTCCGTGGAGTCCGTGCGCCAGACCTCGCCCGGGACGTTCTTCAGGTTGGCGGTGTCGCTCATGCCGGTGACGTAGCGTTGCGGCCAGCCGAGCTGGTCGAGCACGGCCGACAGGTCGAGCAGCTCCTTGTTCAGCCGGTCCTGCTGGGGGATGGTGCCCCAGTGCTCGGGCCGGCCCATTCGGTCGCTGCGGGCCTTGTTCGCGAAGTGGATGACGGGGATGCCCAGCGGGGCGCCATTCCACAACATCGGGATGGGCCACTCGGCGTCATCGTCATCCATCCATCGGCCCCACATGGCTTTCGCGGCGTCGCGAGCCGGCGTAAACCACTTCTCGACCCGGTCCTCGAAGTAGAGATTGAGCCGGCGCACTTCCAGCCCGGTCGGGTTTGTCGGACTGCGCTCATCGGTCGTCCATGTCTTGGCGACAGACTGGAGATGCCCCTCGTGGTACTTGGGGTTCATCTTCTGCGGCTCGTTCAGGTATGCGCAGACACGAGCCTCGTCCGGCTCCCATTCGAGGATGACGAAGGCATCCCCGAGCTTGGACGCCATCTCATGGACGTTATGCTGGAGTTCGTCGCCGCGGTTCTTGTCCCACCATCGGCTCCACAGCCAGTCATCGAGGCCCGGGTTGCTCGATACGAAGCCGATGACGGCGAGGCGCTCGACGAGCGCATCCACGACCGTCTCGCAGTAGTTCTCGGAATACGGCAGGCCAGACGCTTCGAGGTAGGTCTTCAGGCGGTCGGTGACGAAGGTGTCCTGCGTGCCGTCGTAGTACGTCTCGGCGGTGCCGTATCGGCTGAGTCGGTCGTTCGGGATGCGGGCGCATTCACGTAGATATGTCTGCTGCGCCTCGTCGGGGATGCCCAGTCGGGCATTGAGCATGTCCTGAGCCGGGGTCAGCGCATCCGGGTAGGCCATCACTCACGGTCCATGTAGCGAGCGCCTCGGAGTACGAGGTCCCCGCGCTTCACAACCTTGTTTCGTGGCTGGTCGATATAGCTCACGCTATCCACCGTGCCCCCCTTCATCAGCTCATTGAAGCCGCCAGACCATGCGTCTACTTGGTCGTCATGCTCGACCAACGGGAACCCCTCTGCTTCATCTAGGAAGTCGGAGAGCCACGGCCCCTCGACGACGTAGATGTTACCCGCCTCCGCTTGCGATGCGAAGGGGCCAGCGCGTGTCTCTTTGGATTGGCTCTGCGGGATGCCCCGGACCTGCCAGCCTTGGAGCACGTGCCGGGTGTAATAGTTGACGAGCGACTTGCCGGCGGCGCCCGGTTCCTGCTCGATACGGATAGGAACGTCCTTGCCGTCCTGCTCCGCCGTCGCCCGCACGAGGCGCTCGACTCCCTGTGGGGACAGGCGGCCCCGCCGCTGGTCGAGCATGTAGAGCAGGCGCGTCTGGGGGTCGAGGCCCAGCTTGGCGCCGACGGTGTAGTCCGGGTCGTCCCCGCCCTCCCCGGGCAGGCCGGGCAGCTCCTCGGTGGCGGCGAGGTCCCAGTACCGGACCACCCGAAGCCGCTGCTGTGGCGCTGCCCGCAGGACCCGTCCGAACCATTCACGTCGGAACATCCCGCCTTCCCGGATGTCCCAGTCGCCATTGAGGAGGCGCTGCCGGGTGATGGGGTCGAGCTGGGCCAGCGAGACGAGGTACTGCTCGACATCGAGGCTCGGGTTGTCCTGCACCTTCGAGGGAATGAAGATGCGGTCGTTGGAGCCGGCATCCGTGATGAACCGCCGCTTGACCCACGCGTGGCCCTTGTTGCCCGGGTTGCTGGCGGACCGCATTCGCAGCGGCACATTCAGGTCCCGGTCTTTGCGTAGACGGCTGAACAGGAACGCGTACATCGTCTCGGTGAAGCCGGTCACCTCATCGAAGCCCACGAACTGGAAGTCCGCCGACGCATAGCGGTGCTTCTGGGCCTCGGTCTGGAGGTACGCGAACGTCAGCGTGGCGCCATCCTTGTAGATGGTGGCGTCGAACTCGGGATTGGGGAACCGCCACGTGTGCTCGCGGTCATCCCACTTGGCGTCCGTCCCTTGCAGCCAATCACGGGCTCGGTCGAGTAGGGCGCCGGGCAGGCTCAGGTCTTGGAAGGTCCGCCTGAACAGGATGGCGTTGTAACGCGGAACGTCCACGTACTGGAGCGCCGCCATGAGCAACGCGTCGCTCTTGCCACCGCCGGCGGCACCGCCAAAGAACCCTTCGAGGATGTGGTCAGTGAGGAGGAATGCCCGCTGCGTGGGGTGCGGGCTATGCGGGATGTACCTCGTCCACTTCGGCGTCAACGACGCTCTCAGCTTCGCCGTCGCTGATGAGGTGCTCTCCGGGGGGAGGGATGAGGCCCACTCGGACCAAGACGTCAGCGGTCGCGGCGAACTCAACGAGCTGGGCGAGCTGCTCCCCGGTTCCCGAAGCAAGGCCATGCGTATGTTCCACCTCTAGCTTTGGCGGGCCTCCATCCGGGCCAGACACAGTCACGCCCACCTCTGCCTTCTGCGACCATTCTGCGCGAAGACGTGGGTGGTGTTCAATCAGCCACGTTGCAGTCCGTGAGTCACGGGTCGCATGGGACCGTGCCCGGGCCAGCAGCCCGAGGTCGTACTCGTTCTCGGCCTTCTCGACGGCGTCACGAAACGAGGCGTTTGCGCTCATCCACCGACCGAACGTCTCGCGGCTGACCTCGACATGGGCGGCGGCCTGCGCACGACTGCATCCGGTATTGCGCAGAACCGTCAGAACGGCCTCGCGAACCGGCAC